AAGTCTTTCTGTTCTACATCTATTGGAATATATTTTTGCAATAACCCCATACCTTGATCTGCCATTGCTTTATTAAACTTATCTATGTCATCGCTTGCATCACATAATACCACATGAACTTTGTCCGCATGACCCGAATAGATCATATCAACTAAGTCTTTGTTAGAGAATCGTGGAATACCGAGTTTGTCAGTTTTCATAAGCATGTGTATAGTTTAACTGATATTGATTAGATTGTCAAGTCCTTTTTCGCCATTTTCTTGTGAAAGTTGCGCTTTTGCTCGACGAGAACCTAGTTCTAAACGATAATCGTCTAGAACCATCATAATTTGATTTTGTACTTCAGGATTGGATGTTTGCCAGTAACGAGAACTTAGTTCAATAATTTTCTGTTCTAACTCAGGATCCTTTAATAGATGTACTTTTGTTAGAGGATGTGCCATTATGTAGTAAACTGACCTAAGTATTTTCCGTAAACAGTGTTACCACCGTCTGTTGACCAAAAGTCAATAATGTGTGGATTTGTTGAACTATTTACAACAAATGAACTCCATATTGCATTACTGTCTGTTTTTAGAACACTGCCTAGTCCTGCTGCCCATGTTACTGTAATAGCATGTCCGCTTTGTGCAAAAATTTCACAACGCATCTCAGCATACTCACCTGATGCAGGCCACCCTGAAACATTAATGGTCATTGATGCTGCAACAGCTGGAGAAACCGCACCAACTGTAACTTTATGGTAATGTCCGCCTTCAATGCCGGAAAAGGAAACATCAAATGGTGATACTTCTTGAGCACTACCTTGCGAACCTGTTTGATGATACGACTTAGTAATTTCTCTTAGTCTTGGTTTAATTAATTCTACAGGAACAGCATTTTCACTATCGTAAAATGTGTTGTTTGCGTTTAGCTTTGCAGTAGTTGACTGTAAAGATGTTATCTCTGTAGCCGCTGTACCTAATCCTGTTTTAATTTGACTAAAGTTATCACGAAAGCCTTGGCTATCGTTATCCTGACCTGCTATTGGGAAGTCAGCGTCTATATTTGCATTGGTTATATTACTTGCCATAATGTTATGTTCTCCTACACTTATTTATCTGGGTTATACATTAAACTCGTAGTTTGCGAATAGTATGTATTGTTCTTCGCTGTTACCTTTAGTTGAGTCAATAATATATCTATCTACTTCAAATTCTAAATTAGTAAAATCAAAACTACTGTTTTTAATGTTTGTAATTATATTAGCACTGTCTCCTGCTTTACAATAACAGAGTGGTACTGCTGTAATGTATCCTAGTTCTTCAATACTGTTTTCTTGTGGTGTTCTCATCCATAGTGGTAAAAACGCTCCATCTGAAACACCTACTTTAGCAAGTTGAGCTCGCATATTTGTTATGTTACTAATGTATCGTTTGTTGTCTAAGTTTTCGCTGATTTGAACGGCATCACTGCTTATGTCAATTGGGTTGGTCTTAGGACGAAATCTTTCACTATATTCATCAATTATTCCTGATGTGTTATCTTGTGTTTCAAAATTTGTTTGATTAATTTTAAGAGGGTTACTAGTTTTAATTTTAATACTTTCTCTTACAACACCTTTGTTACTATCTGCAGGATCTATAATATCAACATACACTACTTCGTATACGGAATTAGTAGTTCCTGGGGTTCTAGCAATCGCTGATTTTACAGTACCAAACTTAAACTTTTTACGTTTATGATTTTTAGCACTTGCTGCAACATATTCTTTTATAAATTTTGTTTCAATTCCTGCATACACTAACATCTTAATTTGATTCTGAATACCAAATTGCACATCACTTGGTCTGTATATTTTACTAGGTTCAAATATAGTTGGATCACTAATAAAGTTATTAAATATTGACTTTTGTGTTTCCTTCATAAACGGTTGTACTACTAAGTTACTGTAAACATAATCTTCCGGATCAGATACTTTAATAGTAAATGCTCGTGTTACAGCACTAAATCCAAATTGATCTTCAGCGTTAACTGTAAACTTATAGGATTTATCAATAGTAGTACTATCGCCATCAAGTATTAAATCACCCGAATCAAATGTTGCCAATCCTGATTTAATAAACTTGTACGGTTCCCATTTAGATGTAAGATCAGTTGCAAAGTTTGCACTTGCTGTGTGTGTACTATTATTAATATATAAACTTCCATTATAATTTACAACATCAAAGGCGTTATATACTCTGCCTGTCTTCCAAAAAGATCTATAATAGTTTTCACCAAACTGTCTTACCTTGCCAAATATCTCTCCATCGAGTGCAAGGGTAAGTCCGGGCGGTAATCTTCCACTGGACAATGTATATCGTACAACAGCATTAGGAACTGATGTTTTTGCATTAACAGCAAACACACTAGTATAGTTTGCACCAATAGTTCCTAATGCACTAGGAGTATTCCATGTAATAGTAGAATCAACTTCACCTAATAGTGTTACTGTAAATGTTTTCTTTTTGTTTGCTTCTAGTACACTAGTTGTGCTATCAGTAAGTGCTTCAGTAAATACAAGACCTGCTCGTGTATATGTTTGTAATCCTCTATTAATAGTTATAGTGTCGTATGCTAAGACAGCATTATTAACTGCTGTTATTAAATACGTTTGACCTTTAATTGTAATTGTTTGATTTAACAAATCAAGGAGTCTACTATTTTTCTTAATTTTAATCACAGTATCATTTTGTACAGCATTATCATATATAACAATTTCTACATTTTCAAATGTAGTTGTACCGGTAGCTGCATAACGAACAGCATTTACTGTAAATTTATATTCTTTAGTTATAGACGGTTGATAAGGAACAATACCAACTAGCTCGCCAGTAGCACTATCAAGTTCTAAACCAGGAGGTGTAATACTTGGTGTGCCGTCATCGTTTGTATCTTCTAAGGTAAAGCCAATAAATCCAGATAGTGTTTCACTGTCAACAACATCTAAAAATAATGTAACATAGTTATTAGCACGTCTGAATCCAAGGTTGCTTGGAGTTAACCAAATCGGTGTTCTAACGTTAGTGTTATCTGCTGAAAAGATACCATTGCTAAGTTGTAATATAGTATTGTCAGTTCTTAAAAAGTCATCCCCGACTACATATATTCTAAACTTTCTTTTAGATACAGTGTCACCATCAGATGCACTAACTGTAAACTGATAGTTCCTATTAAGTTTCTTAGGTGATTTAGTTGGTACACTTAAATCGTATGTATCAACATCGTAGAAGTAACTGTCATACCCGTTTGCTGGGCGTGTACCAAAGTCGAATGCATACGATCCATATGCATTGTCATCGTAATATCCTTGTGCTGCTAATTTATCTAATGCTAATACTGGGTCAACAACTCCACTAATCAGCCCAGATGCTGACAATGTAATACCCGGGGGTAGTTGTCCGTCACCTGATGCTATAAAATATTCTAAATTTTGACCTGCTGCTAAGTCGCTGTCAGTTGCTAACAGTTGATAGTTTATAGGACTTGAATCTAGTACATACAGTGAGGAGTTATTACCTAGTGGTAGTTCACCTTCTGGAGTAACCCATACAGGAGCATCTGCACCCACAATAGTAATTTTAAAAGTTCGATCCTCAACGGCGTTGTTAAAAGTTGCACGTAACACAAATTTAAATTCAGTTTCTCTAGCAACTTCTAGAGGTGTACCTCTAAGAGTTAGTCCGTCGAGTCGCAGTCCAGGGGGTATATTGCCACTGATTAATGCTACTGTTGATGAAGCAGGAAGACCTAACTGAACTGCGGTAGCGCCACTAAGCGATACTGATTCGTTATATGTTCCTAAACTTATATTATTTTCTACTGTCCAGATGTTCGCCATACAAGATTATTCCTTTATATAGCATATTTATCGATTGTCAAACTAGAATGCCGGAGTATTAATAGAGCCAGCGTCTAGTGTTACATTAGGCTGTGATGTACTAATGCCACCAAAGTCTACATCTGCTGTCTTAATTAAAAAGTCGTATATGTTAGTAACAGTTATGTTACTAATACTTCCAAAGTTCCAACTATTTGTTGGTTGACGATAGTAATCTAAATCTCTAATATCGATATTATGCACGTTGCCAGTAACGTTACCAGTTAAATTACCTGTTACGGCAACCGCTGTTAAGTTTTGTATGTTACCAATACTTTGCCCATTTGCGTTCAACGAGGCACTTAGTTGTGGAGCAGGGTCCTGTGAAAGACTGCCTAATGCACTAGAGTCAATTCTAATGTTATTACCGTCTCTAGTAGTAGTTATTAACGTTCCACCTTGCATTGTAACTGTAGTATTTTCAGTTACAGTTAAACTTCCAGTGTCGCCTGCAACAATAAACTGTGTTACACCAGCATCAACGTTAATTGTTATATCATTATTTGTTGATGTTAGTGTTGCATTAGTGCCGCCTATTAATGACTTAAACCTTAGATCGTTAACATTTGTATCAAAGTATAGGCCACTTCCTGATCCTAAATTTGATACTGTGGTTGCTTCCGGAGTTCTAGCATCTAAATCGGAAAAGTTAAATACAACCTTTTCAAATGCTTCTCTTAAATCGTCACCTGTGCCGTCGTTAGCAACACTGCCTAAATTAATTGTCTTTAATGCCATTTATTAAAACTCCTGTATACTTGTATTTATTATAAGCGACCAACAACAACTTCTACAATACCTCTGCCGTCGTCGTCTTTTGTTCCTACAGCTTTACCAATAACAGTACCTAAACTAGGATCGTTATTAACAATAGCATAACCTGGTATTGCACTAGTTACAAGCATGTCGCCTTTAGCAACATGTCCAATTACTTTACATGGTACACGCCCTGTTAGTGCTAATGGTACAACCGTGTCGCCTTCTAATTTATTGTTCATTAAGTATGCTGGATTTGTTGATACAACGCCTGCAACTTTACGATCACCTTTTATTGTACAAGCAGTAATTTCTTCATCACCGCCAAATACAACAACAGTGCCTGCTTCATATGCTTCATCGCTTATATAATTCTCCGCCAAATCCGCATAGTTTGCTGACGAAGCTACAGTATTAAGTACGTCGGTTGCAGCGTTAAACGTAATTCCGCTACTATCTACTAAACCAGGTGTATTACCAGTATTGGCCCCAACCATTACAATATTATAAGTTCCACTAGGTGCCGCACTAACATTAAAGTTAGTTGCGTTTGTTGCATTTGTTGCAGTCCCTACGCTTCCGCCGGTTGTAGCATATCCTTTACCTTCAACAAAGTTTTTAATAGCAGCTGCTGTTAGTAATGATGTATCGTTGTCGGTAGTACTTGCACCAGCAGCGCCTACTTCAGTACTTGTTTGTATAGCTGCGGCAGACATCATAGCAACAGTTACATCTGGTATTCTAGCTGCAGCAAATGTACCACTGCCAATTTTAGAAGCTGCTAAACTTGGTATTCTTGCATCAGCAAATGAACCACTAGTAATTTTACTTGCACCTAAACTTGGTATTCTTGCATCAGCAAATGTACCACTGTCAACAGCACTTGCATCAAGTGTGTCCCATACAGGAGCTGCACCAGCAGAACCATTGCCAGTCATTGCTAAGAATTTTTGTGTTGCTACTGTATTTGCTGCTAGATAACTAGTTGCTCCTGTGCCGCTTTGATACGGTATTTGGTTAGCTGCACCATCTTTTAAATGGGTAGCTGATGCCGCGTTGCCTGTTGTTGAACCCGAACTCCCACTTACATTACCACTGAAAGCACCTGTGAATGTAGTTCCTGTAAAGTTAGTTGAATATACGTGATTGAATCTAGTACCAGTAAGTCCAATGTCTATTGTTCCACTAGGTACAATGTTTGCTGACGTTGTAATAGCATTACTAATACTCAATCGTTGTGCTGTAGTACCAGTTCCATTTGCTGTTAAGAAGTCAAATCTAGTTGCCTCACTGCCACCTGTAACAGTAGTAGCTCTAACATTCATTAATGCTTCAGCACCTCCATCTACAGCGGTAGTTGCATTGTCCATTTCAAATGCTAACGAACCTAACCAGTCACCAACTGCTGGGGTAGTTGTATCATGGAAGAAACTAATTTGATTAGTTGCACTTCCAGTTCCAGCTTCTGTGTTACGTATATTAATTTTTGGAGTATCAAGTGTACTTGCAATAGTAAATGTATCAGTGCTTGCATCACCTAAGTCAAAGTTTCCTTTAACAGTTAAGTCGCCGTCGAGTACAGTATTTCCTGTAACATCTAAATCAGATCCAACGTATAGTTTCATAGCAATGCCAACACCACCGTCAATTATTACTGACCCTGTTGTTGAACTTGTTGCATTAGTTGTATTGTTAACAACAAGAGTACCATCAATATCTGTGTTACCATTAGATGCTGTTACATTGAAGTTGCCACCTATGTCAAAGTCGCTACCAACAAATAGTTTTCCAGCAATACCAGCACCACCGTCAACAATTAATGCACCTGTTGCTGTACTTGTTGATGCTGTTGTTGCATTTGCATTTATTATGCCACTAACATTTAATACGCCAGTAACATCAACTTCATCGTCAATTGCTATTGCTGTAGTAAGAGCGTTTGCTCTTTGTACTTGGAATTCAAGTTTACCATCTTTACCTGCAGTTGCAACATCTGCTATTGTTGATTTTATAGCACCATATGTATGTAAAGTAGTAATTGGTCCTGCATTGTCGTTACTTCTAAAGTTTATAGTACCAACACCGTCTGCGTTTGTAACACTGCTTGTTTTCTTAATAATGTCTAAAGTATAACCTGCTGCATCTGCGTTAGTTCTTTGTAAGTCAAGATCGCTAACAATAACGGAGTTAACTGTTAATGTATCACTTGCAGCATTACCAATTGTTGTGTTACCTAGTACCGATAACGCATTTTTAATTGTAGTTGTTCCAGATAGTGCGGTTAGTACATCAACATTACCTGATCTTAATACAACACCTGCGCTATCTGCTAGTAATGCATTTTGACCATTAGCAACAATCGCTGTTTGACCAGCTGTTGTGTATGGTGAAACGCCGCCTAGTGCAATACCAGAACCAGTTGATGTTAAGTCAGCCGGGTCTTGAATAAAGTTGGTATAGATCCAATCAACTGCTAAATGCGGTTTTTGGTTTGTAAGTGGAGTATCTCCACCTGCATTTTGTGCAAAAGCACTAGCAAAGCCGTTAATGCCTGAACCAGCCGCTACAACTCTTACGCCAACATTACCAATGTCAACACTAGCAGTTGGAATTTCAATTATACTTTCATCAACTTCTACGCTAGTAGGTGTTACGCCTGATATACTCATTGCTAAGTTTTCGTTTGGTGTGTAAACATCTAAGAATGTAGCACCGCCTGCTGAACGTGTATCTAATGTTCTACGACTATCAACTAACAGTCCTTTAACATCAATAAAGCCTTCAGTATAGATCGGAAGAGCGTC